GAAGTTAATTACGGAAAATATTGAAGATATTCAAGTTCTTACCGAAGAGTCCGAGGGTAAGAAAAATTATTATATTGAAGGTATTTTCCTTCAAGGTGATTTAACTAACCGCAACGGAAGAAACTATCCAGTAAATATCCTTGAGCGCGAAGTTAATAAATATAATGAGAGCTTTGTTGGAACAGGCAGAGCACTTGGAGAACTCGGTCACCCAGATGGTCCAACCATCAATCTTGATCGCGTTTCTCATAAAATCCTTTCTTTGAAAAGAGAAGGAAATAACTTCATCGGTAAGGCAAAACTCTTAGAAACCCCTATGGGTAAAATTGCTAAGAGCCTTCTAGACGATGGAGTTAAACTCGGGGTTTCCTCCAGAGGTCTTGGTTCTATGACTGAGAAGGATGGAGTAAATTACGTTGGCGAAGATTTCATGCTTGCTACCGCAGCAGATATCGTTGCCGATCCTTCTGCTCCTGATGCTTTTGTTGATGGAATTATGGAAGGTAAAGAGTGGGTTTGGGAAAATGGAATTCTAAAAGAGTCTGCAGTTGCAGCAATCAAGAATGAAATCGACCAAGCATCATTAATTAATCTTCAAGAACGCAAGGTGAAAGCCTTTGCCGCGTTCTTGAGAAGTCTATAATTATTTGCATATATAAATAATTACACGAAATTTCCGTAAAAACAGAGACAGGAGACAATCTAATGTCAGAAGAATTTGAAACTATGGATCTTGAAGAAGGTTCTAACGTAGTAACCAAGGGTGCAAAACCCGCAGAGAGATCTGAACTAAAAGACGAATCAGAAGAGATCGGTGGTCCAACCCCAACATCAGGCCGTCCTGATGATACCGAGTCAATCGGTAAAAAGGTTGCTGCTAAGATGAAGGGTGCATCTGCTCCTACAACTAAGCCTTCCGCTGCTTCTGGTGACAAGCAAGAAACCCTAAGCAAGAAGCCCACCTTTGAGGAGACCGAGGAAGATGGCGAACTCATCGAAGAAGAATCAGAAACTATTCAGTATTCCTTCGACGAGGACCTTGACGCTCTTGTATCTGGTTCAGACCTTACAGAAGAATTCAGAGACAAAGCAAAGCTCATCTTTGAAGCGGCAGTAACAGCAAAGATCAACGAAGAAGTTGCTCTAATGAATGAAGCATATGAGCAAGCATTTGAAGAGGCTGTTACCGAATTCAAAACAGAAATGTCCGAGCAAATTGACTCATACCTAACTTTCGTTGCTGAGAAGTGGGTTGAGCAAAACGCTCTCGCAATCGACAACGGTATTAAGACCGAGATTGCTGAGAACCTAATGAGCGGACTCAGAAATCTCTTCGCTGAGAACTATCTTGAAGTTCCCGAAGAGCAGTTCGAGATTGCTGCTGAGGCAACCGAACAACTCAACGCTATGGAAGAGAAGCTCAACGAGCAGATCGAACTAAACGTTGAGATGCATAAGAAACTTGGTGGTTATATTAAGAATGGGATCGTGAGCGAAGTTTCTGTTGGACTTGCTGAAACACAAAAAGATAAACTACAAAATTTATCTGAAGGTGTAGAGTTCACCACTGAGGAAGATTTTCGTGAGAAGATCGAAACTCTCAAAGAGTCATATTTCTCTAAAACAGCTGCACCTGCAGTAGAGGATTCTCCTGTAGTGGAACAACCTGTTGGTGATGCGATGTCTGTTTATATGCAGGCAATTTCTCGCTGGTCCAAGTAAAACCTTACAGAATTATAAATAATTCTGTATTCATAATAAAATAAAAACTCATTTTTCAAGGAGAAAGCAAATGTTCATGTCAGAGCAATTGCAGGAAAAGTGGGCACCTATTCTTGAACATAAGGATGCTGATCCAATCAAAGATTCTTACAAGAAAGCTGTCACCTCAGTCCTGCTAGAAAACCAAGAGCGTTTCCTACGCGAAGAGCGTGGAATGCTTACTGAGGCTGCACCTACCAACTCGCTTGGTGGTACAGGTTTCTCGGGTAGTTCAACCGCAACTGGACCAGTTGCAGGTTTTGACCCCGTACTAATTTCACTCATCCGTCGTTCGATGCCTAAGCTTATTGCTTATGACATCTGCGGTGTTCAACCCATGACTGGTCCTACTGGACTCATCTTTGCGATGCGTTCGATGAAGGGTACTGATCGTGTTCCAAGCACAGGTACTGAAACCTTCTTCAACGAAGTAGATACCGAGCATTCGTCAGAGAACAGCGGAAACACTCTCGCTTCAAACACCCAGACTGGTTCAAACCCTGGTCTTCTAAATGACAGCGGCACCTACACCATCGGTGGTCAAGGTATGACGACTGCTCAGTCAGAAGCACTTGGCGATGCTGCTGGTAACCACTTCCGTGAAATGGGTTTCTCGATCGAGAAAGTAACCGTTACCGCGAAGTCCAGAGCACTCAAGGCTGAGTACTCGCTAGAACTCGCTCAAGACCTCAAGGCTATCCATGGTCTTGATGCTGAGACCGAACTAGCGAACATCCTCTCAACCGAGGTTCTCGCTGAAATCAACCGTGAAGTTGTTCGTACCGTTTATAAGATCGCTAAAGTCGGTGCTCAAAACAATACCGCTACTGCTGGTATCTTCGACCTCGACGTTGACTCCAACGGTCGCTGGTCAGTTGAGAAGTTCAAAGGTCTTCTCTTCCAAATCGAGCGTGAAGCAAACGCAATCGGTCAACAAACTCGTCGTGGCAAGGGTAACTTCATCATCTGCTCAGCAGACGTTGCAAGTGCTCTAGGCATGGCTGGTGTTCTTGATTACACCCCTGGTATCCAAGGCAACAACGGTCTTGCTGGTGTTGATGATACTTCTTCAACTCTAGTTGGTACTCTTAACGGTCGTATCAAGGTTTATGTCGATCCTTATTCGGCAAACGTTGCTGATCGCCACTTCTTCGTAATGGGTTATAAGGGTTCCTCACCTTATGATGCAGGTCTCTTCTATTGCCCATATGTACCTCTCCAGATGGTACGTGCCGTTGGTCAGGACACCTTCCAGCCTAAGATCGGCTTCAAGACTCGCTACGGAATGGTTGCTAACCCATTCGCAGAGGGTCTAACCCAGGGTTCAGGTGCTCTCACCGCGAACGCAAACGTATACTACAGACGTGTACTTGTAGACAAC